GTCCCACATTTAGGCCGTTAACCAATCAGACTCATCATAACAAAAAAAATAAGAATAGGGGTTCTTTCCCTACTCTTATATAGTACGACATTTTAGGAGGGATAGGATGATTGGTCATGAGAAGAGCCGGAAACGTTATAAGAGGCAGAGCAAAGGTGGGTTCTGTGATCAAAATATGGAATATTCACAGCAGTGTGATGTAGGGTCTGGCGCGTGGGTTTTGGTTACGAGGACGATTCCTGTTGATGAATATTGCAGACCTCAGTTATTCGGCATATATTGGGGGATTCCAGCGCAAGATCAGTATGATCGACAGATATGTGTTATTCATACGCGGTCAGATGTGACACTACTTAACCATGAGTTTTCCGTCATATCAGAGGAACGGCTGCAGCTCTATCGCGAAGAAGGCTGGGAACTCCATGAGACAGGCGCTTCTATGGATCGTGGGATGAATATGGAACTGATAGAGAAAGGGCGGGAGCTGAGTGAAGATGAACGGGAAATGATATGGGCGTTGCAGTTGGATGGATTAAATGAGACGCAGGCATGTGAAGAGTATTTTCTGGGGAAGCACACGGACTATAACAATTTTTCTATAAGCTACTTACCGCGTAAAGAAGTATTTGAAGAATGCGTTGCGATCTTTGGAGAAAGATGACTTAGCAAAATTAGGATTTGACGGAGGAAGGGAAGATTATGAGCAGACCTATGGAAGTAATAGAGAGCCACGATTGCAAAGTGCTGGAAAAATATAATGCGGGTTTGAAAAAGCAACAAATCGCTGTCCAACAGCTCAGTGATTTACATTGGTACTGGGTGAGGTGGAGCGAAAAACACGGAAATACAGCGGATGGAATTGCGTATTGTCCGTACTGCGGGCATAAGCTTTAATCCACAAAAACTGAAACTTTGATACGAAAGGAGAATCAGGAGATGTGCAAGGAGTGTATTAAAAAGGTACTTGAATGGTACAGCTTTGGCATCATCGTAGGAGCAGGATTTTATATAGGACTGAATCTTGCAGTACAGCTCCTAAAGGTGGTAACAGACGTAATGAGGCAGTGGTGTCTATGAGAAAGAAAGGCAGTAAGCAGTCCAAGTCAGCCGCATCGACCGCAGCAAGGCCCTGGCCGCTCAGGCCGACGAGGCCATCAAGGAGCGCATCCGGACGGCGCCGGCCTATATGTACACCAGCCTGTGCCCGGTTCCGGAGTTGCGGGAGCCGCCGAAGGGAGTGATACGGTATTATGAGACAGTGCTACATAGACAACGGGCGTCACGGGTGTGATGGCCAGCGCAACAACAAGGGCAGGATACGGTACGGGTGCTGGGCGTGTCCACATCTGGATGCGGGAGGAGGTGATGCCGGTGAAACAGACAGAAGCACTGGAAGAAGTGGCAAGGCTAGCCGCAAAGGAAGCGGTCAAAGAACATGAAAAACAGACACAGAGAAATAAGCGCACAAAGATTTTCCAGAATACTAAGAAGTTGATGGAGAATTATAACAGAATTTGTCAGAGTGTGGAGGAGGGCGTGGCGGAGCTTTCTGATATGGACAACAGGGAAGAACTGGAGGAGTTCACGGAGGAGGATATTTTTATCAACAGCATTCTTAAGAGCAAGCTCCGGAGCGTTGTCATGATAGGCCACATAGACAAGTGCCTGAAGCTCCTGGAGGATGAGGAGTGTCGGAAGAATACGCATGAGAAGTATCTGGCCTTTAAGTATTTCTACCTGGATGGGATGACATACGAGAATATTGCAGAGATTTACGGATATGGAGAGCGGACGGCCAGACGGTGGATAACGGAACTTACAGGGATACTTAGTGTATACCTCTTTGGTGCAGACGCCCTTATGTTGGATTAGGGCCTTGACAGGAGCATGTCAAAATCGTGTCCTTGTCATGTCCGTTTGGACGATTTATAATTGTAATATGCAAAATTGGATGAAGCGGAAAGCTGATTGGTTTTGCATCCTCCCCATTTAAGCAACGGCTGCCAGGTGTTACACCCTGGTGGCTGACTAACCGGTATTATGTAATCCCTCATAAGACAGACCTGTACATTAAGGGGACAATGCCGCAGGGTACGCAAACGGTGAGGTATCTGGTTTTATCCCCCATGACGTTTTCCGGATACATAGACTGATTTTCTCCTTTGGATGAGTCCCTGCCAGTGCGGCGGGGACTTTTCTTTTGTCAGATTTTGGTACATCCTTTAGAATATACTTGAGAAATCTTAAAGAGAGTTTTGGGACGGATTGCCGTTCATTCGGAGTACATGGCAAAGATATGATTAAAGCGCTTGGATTACTGCAAGAGGTATCTGTGAGGCTCAATCGAGTGGTAATTGAACATCTGGACTTTGAGCACCTGTTTAAAACGTACGACAGAGACAGTGCGTTGTTCTATTTGGACCCGCCATATTATGATGCGGAAAGGTATTACCCTGATAGATTCCAGCCAGAGGACCACACGAGGCTTAAGACTGCCTTGGATAACATAAAGGGGAGATTTATTCTGTCTTATAATGACTGCCCAGAGATAAGGACATTGTATGAAGGATATACGATGGTTGAAGCCGAGAGACCGGATAACCTGACAGCCAAATCTCAGAGCAAAAGATACAGAGAACTAATTATTAAAAATTTCTGATGCACTCTCCAGGGCTGCGGGCTGTCATAGGTTCGTGGCTCTTTTGATTTTAATATGGCCAGATAGGAAGGTGAGGTGATGGCTAACAAAAGTAACCTAATGCAATATCGGAGTTCGACGCCAGAAGAACGCCGAAGAAATGCCTCAAAGGCAGGAAAAGCGTCGGGGGAAGCTAGGCGCCGTAAAGCGAATCTTCGCCAAACTATGAATGCCATCCTTACCTCTGAGGTGGACATCCCGGAATGGACCCCGATTTTGGAGGCATTAGGATTAGACAGTACACTTGAAACGGTCATCAGTGCAGCCATGGTCAGGGAGGCCATGAACGGGAATGTAAAAGCATTTACAGCTATTAAGGATGTCCTTGGACAGACCTCAAAATCAGAAACGGACCTGGAGGAGCAGAAGGTGCGTATGGCAGCCACTAAGGCTAAGATGGGTGTTGATGACGAGGAAGATCAGGAAGATGATGGGTTCCTGGACGCATTGAAAAGTACTGTTGAGGATGACTGGGCTGACGATGATATGGAGGAGGGCTGGTCCAATGAAGATGAAGAAACGGCCAATATTTAAGTTCAAGCCGTTCTCAAAGAAACAGAGGATGGTCCTCAATTGGTGGATGGACAACAGCCCTGTCAAGGATTATGACGGTATCATAGCGGACGGAGCCATCCGTTCCGGAAAAACAGTTGCCATGTCCTTGGCATTCGTATTCTGGGCCATGGAATCGTTTGACGGCCAGAACTTAATCATGGCTGGCAAGACAATCAGTTCCTTCCAGCGTAATGTATTGACTAATCTTAAGACCATGCTGCGGAGCCGGGGATACAGATGCATACACCATTTGTCGGGTGAATTTAATAATATGCTGGAAGTCACCCGAAACGGGGTCACAAACTACTTTTATATTTTTGGAGGGAAAGACGAAGGCTCACAGGACCTGGTTCAAGGAATTACTGCGGCCGGTGCCTTTTTCGATGAGGTGGCCTTGATGCCTGAGTCCTTTGTCAACCAGGCCACAGGCCGGTGTTCAGTGACCGGAAGTAAATTCTGGTTTAACTGTAATCCATCCGGGCCGATGCATTGGTTTAAGGTTGGGTGGATTGACAAGGCAATTGGCTTCATCGGAAAGTGGAAAGCAGTGGAGCTGCAGCAAAAGGGCCAGGAAGTTAAGCGGCTTCTATACCTTCATTTTACCATGGACGATAATCTGTCCCTGGATGAGGAGATAAAAAAGAGATACCGGAGCATGTACACCGGTGTGTTTTTCCTGCGATATATAAAAGGACTCTGGGCGGTAGCCGAGGGACTGATATATACCATGTTCACAACGGCCAACCTATACAGTGACGAAACCCGTCCCAAGGGGCTGGAATATCTCAGCGTACGCACAATTGCACTGGACTATGGGACCACTAACCCATGTGTATATCTGGACATCTATGACGATGGAGACATCATCTGGGTGGACCGTGAATACCGATGGGACAGCCGTGTAGAGAAGGTCCAGAAAACGGACAGTCAATATGGTGATGATATGGTCGATTTCATGGGAAATAATCCTGATTTGATGGCTGATATCATAGCGGACCCATCAGCGGCCAGCTTTATCACAGAGTTACGCGGGCGGGGCTATGTCGTGAAACCGGCTGAGAACGATGTGGAGGACGGTATCAGAGCGGTATCATCCATGTTTTACCGGGGGAAGATACGGGTGCATGAGCGGTGCACTGGCCTTATTACGGAGCTGCGGTCCTATGTCTGGGATGACAAGGCCAGGGAACGTGGTGAGGAGAAGCCGGTGAAGCAACTGGACCATGGGCCGGATGCCCTGCGGTATTACATATTTACGAAGTTACCAGAATGGAGGATAGGAATACAATGATGGAGTACATAATTTACAAATGGTTAGAAGCACAGGGAATTCCATTGTGGGTGTATCCGGTGACGGTTATAGCTGCTGGAATTGTGGGCGGAGTAATAAAATGTATTATTCACATTAGGAAGGAGAAATAATTCATGTCAAAACGCAGGAACACCCGTCATGTACGGGCAGACACGAAGCAGGCGCCCGTCACCATGATGGACGCCTTTTCTAATCCAATAGCGCGGCTGGGGTATGGCACACAGGACCTTCTGCAGGCCACTCAGTACCCGCTAACCCGCACAACCCAGAATTACCAGATGCTGACCAGCCTGTACCGGGAGAATTGGATTGTACAAAATATTATTGAGACGATACCGGGCGACATGGTACGGAAGTGGTATACGCTAAAATGTAATGTTGCTCCGGAATATGTGGACGCTCTGCAGCGTTTGGAACGAAAGGTGCACCTTAGAAAGTCGTTACTAGAAGGGATGTACTGGGGGCGTTTGTACGGAGGGGCCGCTGGCATCATCATGGTACGGGGGCAGGATGACCTGACACAGCCGTTGGATTATGACCTGATACTTCCAGGGTGTTTCCTTGGATTGATGATTTTAGACCGTTGGAGTGGAATTTATCCAGAGATGGGGCAGGTGACGGACCCGTCAGATCCGGACTTTGAGCTCCCGGAGTACTACACCATCCGGGACGAGGAAAGCGGAACTTTGATATCTAAAGTCCATCACAGCCGGATATTGCGGTTCACCGGGCGGGAGCTCCCATACAACGAAAAAATCATGGAGACATATTGGGGAGAGTCAGAGCTTGAAGCCATATACAGCGAACTGGTAAAACGCGATAATGTGTCGGGAAACATCGCCTCTCTAACCTTCCGGGCAAACGTGAACTATCTGGAGACAGATTCTCTGGATCAGATGCTGGCCGTGAATAATACGGAGGCACAGCGCCGATTTTGGCAGACGCTACAGACCCAGAGCGTGATAGAGAGCAACTTTGGCACCCGGCTGGTCAATAAAGGTGATGTAATGCATAACACCCAGTATACATTCACCGGTTTGGCAGATGTTTATGACCGAGTGATGATGGATGTGGCAGGCGCGGCCAAGACGCCGGTCACTAAATTGTTTGGACGCTCTCCGGCTGGCATGAACGCAACTGGCGAAAGCGATATGAACAACTATTATGATTATATAGATGGCCTACGCGAAAACCAGCTGCGCCCTCTCCTGGAGCGCCTGTTGCCAATCATGGCCCTGTCAGCCTGGGGGACAGTCCCCGATGACCTGGACATTGACTTTCCACCACTCCAGACTCCGAATTCCAGTGAGATTGCGGATATTGTAGAGAAAAAGACACAAGCAATATTGGCCGCGTTCCAGAGTGACCTGATAGATGCTGCCACATCCCTGAAAGAACTTAAGACGCTATCAGATGAAACGAGTATGTATAATTCCATTTCTGACGAGGCAATAGAGCTGTCAAAGGGAAAGACATATTCGGATTATAAAGCAATGCAGGACCCCATGGCAGGTCTATTCATGACCCCATCCAAAACTGAGGAGGTGTGATTCCAATGTTGATCAGACCCCCAGAGGGAAAGGACCTCACAGCATTCCTCCGTATGCTTTTTCTTCGGACCGAAAAACGTTTATTATCCGAAATAAGTCGGAAGCGGACGCAGGGATATGTTGACTATGCAGAGGTGGCCGCTCTAAAGCGTACACAAAAAATATTGCAGGATATGGTTGACGAGAGCTGGGATTATGTACCATCCATGATAGAGACTATCTTTTATCGTTCGGAGGCAGCTGCCAATGGCTATGCCAATGCTGCCGGCCTTACAGCTGTGCAATATGATGTTGTGAGTCAGCTGTCAAACAACCTGCTGGGAGATATTCTGGAGGCTTCGACAACCGCCCAGAAAAGCATAGAGGCAGTTTTTCTTGTGGGTCGAAAAGAAAATGGGATACTGAGAGAGTCGGCCTTAATGTCGGTTTTAGAGCAGGAATCTGCCGGATATGGGCCGGGTAAGGCGGCCGTGGGTATGGCAAATGATTTGCAGGTAAATGGAGTGACGGCTTTTATTGATAAGGCAGGCCGCAAGTGGAACCTCCAGGATTATTGTAATATGGCCACCAGGGCAACGGCCAGGCAGGCTGAGGTGGCAGCCATATTGACGGCGGACCCGGAGTATGACCTATATAAGATAGTTAAAATAGGGAGTACCTGTCCGGTGTGTGCCCCATTAGAGGGGAGGGTATATAGCCGTTCTGGTACCAATCCGGATTATCCATCACTGGCAAGGGCGTTTGGAAAGATTGACCCTGCGGGCGGCGATGACCTGAGCAATACATATCTTAACATCCACCCCAATTGTCTGCACTCACTGGTCAAATACACGACCATGGGAAAAACAGAAAAGCAGATACAGAGGGACAAGGATTTTTCCAGCTTTGAAAAGAACCCGGTTACAGTGGATCCAAGAACCAAGAAGCAAGTGGAAGCTTATAAGGAAAAGGTGCGGAATCGGCAGCGGCTGTTGCGTGATTATAAGCAACATAAGGCATACCGGCAGGCCCTTGGGAAAGAGGTTCCCCAAGACTTTACAAAATTCCGGGAATTAAAATACGGAAATGAGGAAAAGTGGAAACAGATAAAGGCACAATACCGGAAAAGCGGCACCTAATAGGGGTGGAATATTTTAAAATAAACAGTTGCGATATCGCAATGGAAAGGAATCGGATATATGCTTGCGTATTATGGCTATACGATAAGCCCCAACCAAATGGAAACGGTTGAGGGCTTTTTGATTTGCCGCAATGTACCCATAGCCCGGACTGGTGAAATGGAATACCTGGAATGTGAATTAAAGCCGAATGGAAGCAGTTCAAAGATGGTGACGGTTTGCCGGTCTCCAGACGAGGTGTTTTCGGAGGCGGCGTTATCAAGTTTTGAAGGGAAGCCGGTCACGGATGAACACCCACCTGAGCTCCTTACCCCGGATAACTGTATCCAGTATGCCAGAGGACACGCCCAGAACATCCGGAAGGGTACCGGCGAATGGGAGGGCCATGTGATTGCGGACCTGCACATCCAGGACGACGAATTAATCCGGGCGGTGCAGGGAGGCAAGCGGGAAATTAGCTGCGGATATGAGTGCAGCTATACGGAAAATGAGGACGGGACCTATTCACAGCATGATATCCGGGGGAACCATATAGCCGTGGTGACACGGGGAAGGGCCGGTAAACATGTTGCGATTTTAGATTCAAGAAAAAAGGTAGAGGCCGCAAAACGGCCGGAAAGGAATGGGAAGATGAAGAAGAACAGTTTATTTTTCAAATGGTTCGCCCAAGCGGCCAAAGATGCATCACCGGAGGAGCTGGAAACGATGGCGGCAGATGCGGCAGCGGCGATGGATGAGGGGGCACCTCAGGAACCTTCTGGAGGAGGGGCGGCTCCCGCATCAGTGCAGCCACCAAAGGAAGGTGCACAGGATTCGACCAGCCTTGACCAGAAAATGGACATGCTGATGGATATGATAAAAGGACTTGCAGAAGGCAAGGGCGGCGACCCCATTGATAAACCAGCCGAAAATCCGTTGGACAGTCTGGTAAAAGAACTGACCGGAGAAGATGCGGAACCGTTAGAACCAGCAGCTGAGGCGAAAGTGGTTCCGGCAGAAGAACTGGATAAATCAGCATGTGCCGTTGACAAGGCCGTCATGGCAGCGGTTGTGAAACAGCTCCGCCCTGTGATTGCAGGAATCAAGGATGACGCTACCAGAAAAACAGTCACGGATTCCCTGGTGTCCTGTTTGACGGATAAGGACAAGGTAAGCGACATTGCTAAAATTGTCCAGACTACCCAGAAGAATGCGGCCAAGCTGGCCGACCAGAAACCACAGATGAACCTGGATGCCTGCCAGGCAGCCTATGACGCCATGAATCCACACAAACAGAATGGAGGTACGAAGTAATGAAGGGACAGGTTATCGGAAAGAACATGACACATGGATATGCCGGTGATTATGCGAGGCAGCCAGATATGATAGTAGACACCCATCCGCTAGGAGGAAGTGATGCGGTAGTATTTGGAACTCCTCTGGTTTATGACAATAACGAGAATGTCGTCGCATTTGGGGCTTCCGGGACCGCGGCTGACTTTGTGGGGGTTGCTTCCCGCGAGTTTAAAAGTGCAACATCGTTCCTGGCTCAGTCAGCGGGAGAATACCGTCCTAATGAGGCGGTCAGTGTGTTTAAACGTGGCTGTATTAATGTGCTGTGCAACGTAGGAACGCCCAAATTAGGCGGAAAGGTATATATTCGTACCGTAAAAAATGAATCAATTCCCACGGGGGTTGTAGGCGGTTTTGAGGCGTCCGAAGATACTGGTAAAACAGTAGAGCTTTTGAACTGTGAGTGGCACGGCGGAAAAGATGCAAACAACATAGCAGAAATCAGGATTATGTCCTGTAATAGAGCATAAGGAGGAAACCGGATATGAAGTTTCAGAACATGGGTACATTTGATGGTGGTATGGTTACATCCCCATCTGCAAAGGCAGCAATGCCGCAGAATATCCAGGCAGTGTCCATGGATGCCGCGGCCATTGCCAATGGAGGCGCGTTCTTGCAGTCGGAGCTTGAAAAGAGGGACAATACAGTCAGGCAACCGCTTACCAGTTTTACATACGGCCGGGATATTCCGATGCGTGTCGGCGGCGGATGGGCTGAATTTATTAGCGCCATGAATGTTGAATATGGCGTGACTGGCGGCAGCGAGGACGGTCTGGTACATGCAGGCGGGGCCAACGGTATTCCTATGGTGCAGGCTAATTTTGACAAGGGATTATTCAAAACCCATATCTTTTCTATCGGAATGAGGATTATGTGGGTGGATATGCAGCGCGAGAAGCTGACCGGACGTAGCCTGGAGAGTATCTTGCGTGATGGTATCCGAATGGCCTATGACAAACATATGGATGCCAATGTATATGCGGGTATCAAACGATTTGGATCCACGGGACTTATTAATAATCCTGCGGTCACTACAGCAAATGCGGCAGCAACCGGCGCGAACAGCTCCACAAAATTCAGGGATAAAACACCCGACCAGATACTTAGGGACATCAATGAGTCTATTTTGGCCGTGTGGGAAACAGCAGAATACGACCGTGAAGCGGTTCCAAACCATATTATTATGCCCTATGAGCAGTACAATTATCTGGCAACAACTAAAGTGACAGAGTTAGCCGAAAAGACGATTTTACAGTTTTTGATGGACAATAATGTGGCAAAGACCAATGGAAGTGACCTGTATATTGGGGGATGCTCTTGGTGTAAGGGGGCCGGCACAGGAGGCAATGACCGCATGGTTGTATATATCAATAAGGAACGATATGTGGCGGCCGATGAATTGGCACCATTAAGCCGTGTCATGACACAGCCGAACACCACCAATGTGTGCTATGACACCGCATACATGGCAAATATCTCTGAGGTACAGATGTATTACGAGAACATTATGCGTTATGTGGACGGAATATAAGGGAGGAAAATGGCATGTTCATTAATAGCAAGAAGTGTTTTGAAATTCGCGAGGGAAACCAGAGACTGGTTATCCCCTACAATTTTATCGGTAATATCCCTGATTGGGCCGCAAGTCACTGGCTGGTACAGGCAGCCATTCGGGATGGATCCATTTCCACACCGGACAGCACAAAGGATAGAGCACTGGAAGCGGCAGACAAAGTTGCAAGGGAGAAAGCCGAAGAATATGACATGCGGCCGAAAGAAGAGCCCGAAGCAGCAGAAGAGCCCGAAAAGCGGCCAGAAAGAAAAAGCAAGGATAAATCATAAGGAGGTACCGGCATGGATGGGTTGCAATTTAATGGAGTGATAGCCGCAGCGGCCAATGTACCGTCATCCGGTGAGGCCGGCACTTATACTGCGGAAATGTTCCTGGAGGATTTTCCGCAATTTTCCAGGTCCGGAACGGATTCAAGGGTATCCCTGGTGCCGGAAGGAATTCTTGGAATTTTTATAAGGAACGCAAATCAATCTATCCTTCCAAGCCGTTACTTTGAATCGTGGAGGTACGCGGCCGGGCTGTATGTGGCGCATTTTAGCACTCTGTATTTAAAAACCTATTCAGATGGGTCTGCCACAACAGTTCAGGCAGCGGGAAGAGGGCAACAGACAGGACTTATCAGCGAGGCGTCCATGGGTGACACATCCATAAAGTACGACAATGAGGCCGTGACATTAGCCATGGCCAGGTGGGGGAGCTGGAACGCGACCCAGTACGGGCAGCAGCTTATTTCCATGGCGCGTATGATTGGGATGGGAGGTATGTATGTTATTTGAGGACAACCCTGTTTTTATTGGATTCTATACGGATTCCATGGAAATTTATCGGAATGTGGATAAGTCCGATGGAAATGTGGATAAATCAAAACGCGAACGGATAGGAGGTGTAATCCCCTGTCGGGTTTACAGTGCAAAAAGAGGTGGCCCAAGGATGGGAAATGCGGCAGCAACGACCAGTTCCGTGGATAAGGTATCGTGTGATTTGTCCGTGGATATAAAGGCGGGTGATGAATTGCATATTACCCGTGGCGGTATGTTGGGTATGAATAATGAGCCAGAACGATATTTTGCTGACCGACCGCATCCATATTTTGACCCGGTGGGTGGTGCCTTGTCTGGATTGGAACATCAGGAAATAGCCCTACTTACGGACGAAATTATTTAAAAGGAGGCCGATTTGTATGTCGTTTGGACAAGCAACCAGGAAACGGTTTCAACAACTTCGGATGATGGGGCAGAATGTACCCAAAATTATAGCAGAAGTGTCTGAGGGAGCAACGATTGCTGCTGTAGAGAAGGCCACAGAACTGACACCACCAAATGGTGGAGCTCCCATCTCCGGAACAGGGACAAGGACTGGAGAACTGGCAGAACATTGGTCTACGGACAGCACTACTAAGCCGGTAATGACGTCAGGGAGTGCGAGAACGGTATTGGCAAATAATGTGCAGTATGCATCTTACGTTGACGAGGGGCATGTGATGGACAAGCACTTCGTTCCCGGCCTCATTATTAATGGAAATATGTTGGAAAAAGTGTCCCCGGAAAAAGGCGGCATAACAGTAGGAACAAAGACTAAATATGTGAAAGGCCGGTATATGCGAAAGGCTGCTGTTGGCAAGTTCCGGAGAGTTGTGCGCATAGAATTGGATAGGCGGATAAGGGAGAACTTTAAATGACATTTACACTTAATGATATGGTCAACTCAGTGGCCGGTGTCCTTAAAGAACGATGGCCCGATGTAAAAGTATACAATAACCCAAAACAAGGTGGCGCCACGCTTCCTTGTTTTTTTGTGTTTTTCATGCCAACTGAAATGTATGATGAAATGGACCGACGCTCCAGGAGGGAGATTGGAATTGATGTGGTGTATCTGGTAAAAAAGAATATCCCGGATGCTTTTGACCAATTAACCGAAGTCGCAGAGTGCCTGGACGAATGTTTTGATTCTATAAAGTATAAACAGGATGGAGAAACCGCATTTATCAGGACATTTGAACGGGAATGGAAGATTGATGAAGGTAAGTTACATTACCAGTTTGTAATAAAACCCATAGTATCCCAGCCGGATTCTACACCTGCTATTGAAACCATGGATTATAAAGGAGGGATAAAGCGTGCCGAGGACAATGAAAGAAAACAGTTCCAGGTCACGGACGGCCCCCGAAGAAATAAAGTATAAGACGGAAGTTCTTCTGAAAAGTAAGGCTTTATCCGGGTATCAGACGGATTTTTCGAGGGCCTTGCTCACTCAGAATGAGTATTCTATTAAAGAGGCCAGGGCCGTATTAGATAAGTTTTATGGAAAGGAAGGTAAAAAGTAATGGCAGGAGGAACCTGGACAAGCCAGAATAAGAAACAGCCCGGTGTCTATATCAACGTCAAGTCAAGCAGGAAGCAGGCTGTCAACGTTGGTGATAGAGGTGTAGTGGCTATATGCGAACCGCTGTCATGGGGACCAGAGGAAACGCTCATGATAGTCAATTTAGGAGACAGCTATGTCCCATATATCGGATATGACGAGACAAATGCAAAGTCTCTGTTTTTAAGAGAGATTTTTAAAGGCAGTGACCATACTACAGGCCCGGTTAAGGTGCTGTTGTACCGGCCTGGTGCAGTAGATGCCAAAAAAGCCAGTATAAACATTGCGCCATTGACAGCAAAAGCAAAATACAACGGTGTAAGAGGCAATGATATTTCTGTTGCTATCATTGCCGATCCGGACCAGGAGGGAAGCTTTACCGTGCAAACGGTCGTGGATGGCGCGGTCAAGGATAGACAGATGGCCAAGAAAGTGGAGGACCTGCAGGAGAATGATTGGGTATCCTTTTCGGGCACTGGTACACTGGCTGCAAGTGCAGGCGCGGCGCTGACTGGTGGAAGTGACGGAACTGTCAATGCATCGGCCTATTCATCGTTTTTGACGGTTTTGGAGTCCTATGATTTTAATATACTGATTTATGATGGCGCTGACAGTTCTGTTAAGACGGCTTATGTATCATTTATTAAACGAATGAGGGAACGTGGAAAGAGATGTCAGGCAGTGATGGCTGAAACGGAAAATGATTATGATGGAATTATATCTGTCAAGAATGGAGTCATTCTTACCGATGGCACAAAGATATCCGCACAGCAGGCGACATGGTGGGTAGGAGGAGCAGAGGCCGGCGCCACTTACAATGAGTCTTTGGTGTATGCGCAATATCCGGATGCGATAGATGTCCTGCCTCGTCTTACCAATGCACAAATTGATGAAGCATTATCAGCTGGACAAATACTCTTTTTTGAGGAATTCGGGAATGTAAAGGTGATGTCAGATATCAATACACTGGTTTCCTATACCCCGGAAAAGGGAGAAGAATTTAGCTTAAACCAGGTTATACGAACATTGGATACAATAGCAAACGATGTATACAAAAACTTTGCCATGAACTACATAGGGAAAGTCCGGAACAACGAGAATGGCCGGGAATTGCTTAAGGCCTGGATTGTAGGGTATCTCAATGAGATTCAGGACAATGGCGGAATACAGAACTTCGAGGCCGATGATGTAATGGTATCTGCCGGAAATGCTATCAATGCGGTGGTGATAACCATTGCAATACAGCCTGTAGCAGCGGTTGAAAAGATTTATGTCACTATCAACTTAGTTGACGAATAAGGGGGTATATTATGTTTTTACTTGAACAGGATGCTCTTAACGGCAAGGCTGGGAAGGCATTCGCAATCATAAATAATCGAAACGTAGAGGTGTTTGGCCTTAAGAAATTCCAGTCAGAAGCAGAATTTCAAAAGGCCGATTTTTCTGTGGTGGGGACTAATGTAACACAGGAGAAAATCAAAGGTGTCAAGATGACCGGTTCAGCGACCGTTTATTATGGCACCCCAATATTCCTTGATATGTTGCGGGAATATCTTAAAACCGGGAAGCTCCCATCATTTGTTTTCCAGATTACAAACGATGATAAGGGGACCACGGTAGGTAAACAGGTGGTTGCTCTGTATAATGTCAAACTGAATAAAGTACCTATCGCATTATTGGACGATAGTGCGGACTTTTTGACCGCGGAAATATCATTTAGTTACACAGGCATAGAAGTATTGACCGCATTTAATGAGAGGCCATTGCAACTCGGTGGTGAATAAGAAAAGGAGATAAAATTATGAGTAAATTAAAGGCATTTTTGCAGCCTCCTATTACAGGAAAGACAAAGGAGGTAGTGGTATCTGACCGTTTTGTTGATGAAAATGGGACTATCCAACCTTTTGTTATTCAGGCAATCAGTCAGGAAAAGAACGCGGAATTGTCTGAGAATTCAAAAAACGAAAAGATAGTGGATGGCATCCCTATGCCTATGCTGGATAATGGACTCTACACAAAAAGGCTCATGCTGGAATGTGTAAAAGAACCGGATTTAAATGACTCCGAACTGTGCAAGTACTATGGAGTTATTGATCCACTGGAAGTATTGGGAAGAATGTTAAGCATTGGTGAATACCAGAATCTGTCAGCCGAAATCATGGGTATTAATGGGCTTAAAACGAAAAAGGAGAAGCTTGAGGAGGCAAAAAACTCTTAGAGGGAAACGACATGGATACACTGCTGTCGTATTACATGTTTGTGAACCATGGACGTTTCCCACATGAAGTGGCAGAACTAACGGAAGATGAAAAGCTGCTTTTATTTGCTATGGCTTTAAAAGAGATAGGCAATCGCCCGACTTAAGGAGGGAACCATGGGAGAGATACGAGAAGAACTAATTTTATCGGACCAATTCAGTGCATCCTTTTCCAGGTTCCTTACCTTGGGGGATAGCATGATTAGTCAAATGGCAGATATTAATACATCCATCCATGAAATGGGGGATGCATCAAGGTATGTATCGGTACAGGGAATGAATGAATTGAATGATACCTTGAAACAAATTGTGTCCAATACCTCCAGAGCCGCTCAGGAGCAGCAGGAACATAACCAAAAAATCCAACAGGCAAATCAGTCAGCCGGCCAGCTGCTGTCTACAGTTAAGCGTGTGGTCGCGGTTGCTGCCGGTTTTACTATGGGTAAAGAAATATTAGGTCTATCCGATGAAATAACCCAGACATCGGCCAGGTTGAATCTAATGAACGACGGATTGCAGGATACAGACCAGCTCCAGCAGATGATTTACCAATCAGCCCAACGTGCCAGGACAGATTACATGGCTACGGCGGATGTAGTGGCAAAGCTGGGACAGAGAGCGGGGGATGCGTTTGACAGCAGCGGAGAGGTCGTACAATTTGCAGAGAACCTAAACAAACAGTTCGTCATTGCAGGAGCCAGTCAGCAAGAGATTGCATCTGCTTCCCTACAACTTACCCAGGCGCTGGGTTCCGGTGTCCTCCGTGGCGAGGAGTTGAACGCCGTATTTGAGGCGGCACCTAACGTTATTCAGACGATTGCGGATTATTTAGATGTTCCAATCGGAAAAATCAGAGAGATGGCTTCCGATGGTCAGATAACCGCAGATGTTGTTAAGAATGCTATGCTTGGGGCTACTGAAACCATCAATGAGCAGTTTGACGATATGCCAATGACATGGGGACAAGCATGGACACTTATGAAAAATGCGGCCGTTAATTCGATGGATGAAGTGTTGGATAAAATCAACGACATCCTACAAGACGAAAGCGCAGAGTCAGTTATAAATGGTGTGATTGGGAGTTTTGAAATCCTGGCAGATGTTGCGTCCATGGCGGTTGACGGATTGGCAAACGGAGCTGAATTCGTAGCCGAGAATTGGGATTATGTATATCCAATACTGATAGGAGTTGGGGCTGCTTTCTTATTCGTGGGGGCACAGGCTGCTGCGTCAGGACTGGCAGCAGCGGCGGCATGGGCAATTGCTCATTGGCCAATTGTGGCAGTTGGGGCAGCAGTTGGGGCCACTATCTTCATTCTCCGACAGGCAGGTGTGTCCTGGGAGCAAATGGGAGCAGTTGCAGGTGGTGTGATGGGTGGACTCTATTCATATGTTTATACAGTTGTTGCATATTGGTGGAATCTATTTGCTACATTTGCCGAATTCTTTGCTAATGTCTTTAATGACCCTGCGGCAGCTATTGCTCATTTGATGTTTGACCTATTCGACAATGTGCTTTCTACAGTCGAAACCGTGGCCAGTGCGATTGACGCATTGTTACATACAGACTATTCTGGCGCAGTCGCTGGGTTTAGAAATCAATTGAGTGATTGGGTAGATGATACCTTCGGAGAAAATTCGATCCAGATTAAGAGGATGGCAGCGCTGGATGTAGGTGCAACCATAAAAGGTGGTGCTGATATTGGTGCGGACCTGGGTAAGAAGATGGATAACATGAATTTTAATTTGGAGGATATTACAAACAAAATGGGCGGTTTAGGAGGCGCAGGAGGACTTGGAAACATAGGAAATGTCGGAAAAGTTGGAAGTGTTGGAAAAATTGACCAAGATGTGAATATAGCAGACGAGAGCATAAAGCTGCTTCGTGACCTATCTGAGCGTCAATATGTGGCACTTGTAAATCTTACGGTACCACAGACAAACGCTACCATCCATCAGACGGTAACTGGTGGAGGCGGATCCGATATAGATGCAATGATGCAGGCCCTTAAAAATGAACTGGACCAGCAGAATGCCTCTCACGGAAATCTGGCACTGGGTTAAGCCATTGCGATATCGCAACAGGAGGAAGCATGAGAAACAGGTATAAATTTTATGCAGATATTGGGGGAGATACCATTGAATTCCCGGTCAACCCAAAAGAATATACTATCTCTTATCCAACCGACCATAAGACATACAACGTATTGGATATTGGCGAAATCATTGTTCCCAGGATGCCATCACTTATGGAGGTATCCTGGGAATCGTACTTTCCTGGTGACATAAACGACCCATTAATAATGGGGCATGATTGGATGGACCCTTCCGAATATGTGGAGCTGATAACAGAATCCCGCGACAATAAGGAGATGTGTGATTTAGTGATAAGCCGCTGGGATGCTTCCGGTGGGAAAATGTTTGATACGAATATCAGCGCGTTAATATCAGACTTCAAGGCCACGGAAAAGGGCGGGGAAACTGGAGACGTATATTACAAAATCGCATTTAAAGAGTATCGGGATTATGGCCCAATCAAAATTGCCTTACCCCAGCCAGAAGTGCAGGAGCCGGCCACTGTGAATCCCCAGGAGCCAGAACGACCAGTTACAACCCCTGAAATGAGAGTTGGGGCCGCTGTTATTGCGAATGGGACTTATTTCAGCAGTAGCTATGGAGATAAGCCAACTGGGACGGCGAACAACTTGCAGACCACAGTATCGAGGATTATTCCGGACGCATCCCGTCCGTACCCAATTCTAATAGGCGGGAGCCGCGGATGGATTAAGGCAGACCAGCTGCAGGTGATAGGATGATATATAAGTTTTTGGTATTTAATCCAACTTCCAATACACTTTATGATTACGCACCTATTGTCCAGGAGGTATCTTATACTACGAATCGTATAGGGAGCGCTGGAAAGCTTGAATTTTCCTATATCCAAGACCAGCCTATTAATATGGAGGAAGGGGTAAGGGTGGAGTTTTATGTGGACGGAAAGGGTATTTTTCTTGGTTATGTATTTGCGATAAAACAATCCCGCAATGGGGAAATATCAGTTACGGCCTACGACCAGATCCGGTATCTTAAATCCAAGGCAAGTTACAGTTTTGCCGGAAAAAAATCGGGGGATATCATCCGGCAGATTGCTATGGATATGCAGCTCCAGGTTGGAGTATTGGAGGATACAGGCTATACGATTCCGGTTTATACAAAAGAGGATAAAGAGCGTCTCGACATCATTGACTATAGTCTTATGATTACCCAAAACAATACAGGTAAGACGTTCGTATTTTATGATGATTTTGGGAAGCTATGCCTGAGAGAAGCAAAAAACTTAATGTCCAATGTGATGATTGGAAACCGTAGCATAGTGACTGATTATACCTTCAAGTCGGATATTGATTCGGATACATATAACCGGGTGAAGCTGGTACGCCCTAATAAAGATACAGGACAGGCCGATACTTACATTTTCCAGGATTCCGATAATATAAAAAAGTGGGGTATTCTGGAACTGTATGAGAAGGTCGATGAAAACCTTAATGAAGCCCAGATAAATCAGCAGGGAAATATCATGATGGCTTATTATGACCGCGCGCTTAAAAGTATATCAGTTAGTGGTGCGCCTGGGGTTATTGGTCTTAAGGCTGGAGCTATGACTATGTTCAAAATAGCCGATGTCCCAGAACTTAAAAACGGGTATTTTTTGCTCCTGGATAAGGTCAAACATAAATTCCGTAACGATGATCATACCATGGATGTCGATGCCAAAATATTGACTATATAGCAGGGAGGTTTGATATGTCGGAAATTATAGATTCGCTTAGGAGGGCAGTCGAAACCACAGTGGAGGCTATGGATTTGCTGGATTTGGGGTATGCCACAGTCGAGAGTATATCCCCACTGTCTCTATCCATAAAAAAGACAAATCTTAAAGTAACTGAACCGGTAGCCGTAATGAGTGATAATGTCCGGTACCGGTCAGTCAACGTACAAGGGCAGAGGGTAGTTATCAATCCAGGATTATCTGTTGGTGATAAAGTGATTTTTTTAAAGGCCAATGCCGGGCAGAACTATGTTGTAATATCGAAAGTGTAGGTGATATTTATGGGAGCATTACCAGATTCCGCCAATTTCAACATTTATGAAGCCAAAAATACAGAATATCCATCAGAAACATTTTTGGTTAATAAAAGCACTGGTAGGATTGAAAAAATCGGTGGAGGCATGGAGGCCATGGAGCAGGCCATTGATATCATACTGAGTGTGGAACGCTATCGGTATCAAATATTCACGTCTAATTTTGGAAACGAGTTATATAAGCTTATTGGGAAACCTCGCGAATACGTGATTAGCATGACTAAGAGGCGCATTCATGAGGCGTTTTCTATTGATAAGAGAATTATATCCACTAATAATTTTACCTTTGATGAAGATAAAAACGGCACAATTATTAAGTGCGCGTTTGACGTGAAAACTGTATTTGGGACAACAAGGAAGGAGGTGGAAATTTGATTGACTTTAGCAAGAAAACTTATGCAGCAATTCTGGAGGAGCAGAAAGCAAGGGTATCGGATAAGATTGATAAAAGAGAAGGCTCACTGATTTTAACCGCATTAAGCCCTGCCAGCTGGTACATGGAAGGTATGTATCTGGATTTGGATAGAGTACAAAAAAACGCGCGTGCGGAGACAGCAGGTGGAAATGATTTAGATATGATTGTGGCAGAACGCGGAATACAGCGGAAAGGGGCTATCCATGCTGTAAAAAAGGGGATTTTTAATATAATGATTCCAATTGGTTCCCGCTTTTCTGCTCTGGCCGGAAATGAATATATTACATATATTGCCGAGGAATACATTGGGGCCGTAGAAGAGGGATATTCATATTGTATGCGTTGTGAGTTGGCGGGAGAGATTGGAAACAGCTATTCTGGCCAGCTCATTGCTGTGGATTATGTAATTGGGCTTACCAGTGCCAGTCTGACAGATGTTATTGTATACGGGACCGAAGAAGAGCAGGATGATTTTCTGCGCGATAGATATTTTGCAACGTTTGAAGTGGCAGCATTTGGAGGTAATATCGCAGCCTATCGGAATGCTGTTCTTGAAATTGAAGGTGTGGGTGCAGTCCAGGTTTATCCGGCCTGGAAAGGCGGGGGAACAGTGCTATGTAGTATATTAAATGAAAATCTGGAGCCAGCAACAACAGAGCTGGTCAAAAAAGTGCAGGATATTATCTGTCCCTCAGAAGAGGGTGAAATGGAACCGTCAGCAAATGGATATGGGATGGCCCCCATAGGGGCTGTAGCAACAATCTGTACAGGCCAGGCATTAACATTAAACGTATCTCTTAGGGTGACATTTGCATCCAATATTGTGGATGGTGTCGCCACATACAAGAACCAAATAGAAAGCAAGATTGATGGATATTTGAGCTCTGTTCGGTCCGAGTGGGGTAAAGCAATCAAGGGACAGAAAATCCAATATTTAGTAACAGTATATGTTTCCCGTATTATATATGAGATTCTTACAATTAGTGAAATTGTTAATGTAACTGATGTTTTAATAAACGGAGCAGAGCAGGATGTGTCCTGTATCGAAACCAAGGACCTTCAGCAGGTTCCGGTGATGGGAACGGTGACGATCAATGGAAGTTGATTTAAAAAATTTATTACCTGAATGGTTTAAGAGTGTATTAGACTTTCATGAGCTTATGGATACAGAATCAATCGAGCTTGAAAAGCTTGAAAATGATCTACGATTGGTATGGAATAATCTTCACATTCAGACAGCAGATGAAGATACAATTTCTGTTTTTGAGAAACGCTTCGGAATTGTGTATCATTATGGAGAAACCTTGGATTACCGTAGGGCCAGAGTCATGCAAAAGTATAACACAATTGTACCGTTCACAATCGGTTTTTTAAAAAGCCGATTGGCTGAGTTATATAGTGATTCTGGATATACACTATCAGTCAATCCGAGTACATGTACAATAACTATTTCTGTTACATCTGACAGATATGGAGCCATTGACTTACTATATGATTTGATTTGGGACATCCTGCCGGCCCATATAAAAATTATTTCCAATCAGCAGGTCACTAATTACATGACAGGAGATATTTATGCATCCTCATTTTTATGTACAGCAAAGATACAGACAATTTAAGGAGGAACCATGGGACAGTATAAAAAATCTACGCTAACCGCAGCTGGAGAAAGATTGGTGGCGCAGGCCATTGGTGGAGAGATAAAGTTAAACATTACAAAGGTAAAGACATCTAATCATCAATATCCGGACGGAACTAATTTTAAATCCTTAGTAGATATGGACGGAATTGTACAAACAATGGTCGGGCCCAAAACTGCGGTTTACAATGATACATTAATACAAACAAGGGCATTATTTAGTAACGAAGAAGTGAAAGAGACATATTATATACATAATATTGGTCTATATGCCATGGATGGAAGTGAAGAGGTCTTATTTAGCATATCCTCTGCCACGACACCGGATGAAATGCCAAAATATGATGGTGTGGCACCAACAACCTGTATTTATAATATCCAAAACACGATATCGGAAACAAGCTCCGTATCATTGACTATTAATCCGGCAGGATATGCGTCAATTGCGGATATAATGGAATTGGATGAAAAAAAGGTTGATAAAACAGGTGATATTTCCGAAACAACAATAAACGCATTAGATGAACCGGCCACGGATGTTCAGTTTCCGGTTCCGGTAGCCGGCGAAAGTACAAAGACATTTCTGGGTAAGGTTAAGAAATTCTTTGAGGACACAAAGAATTGGATGACCGGTGTCTGTTTGATTGGACAGATAGTGAATAACTGTGTGACCAACAATGCTAAATTGCCGCTGTCGGCTGCTCAGGGCAAGGTACTGATGGACCTTTATACTGTGCTCAATACTAATTTAACAGGGCTTAATGCTAGATTTCATTTTGACAGAGTAGCCATAATGCAACCGTTTTTTGATGATGCGGAAAAATCATTCGGTTTTCGTCTGTATTACGATGTTTCAATGACTGCTGGTTATGCAATACATTTCTATTTCAATGGCGAGAAACGTATCACATTAAGATTTTTAGACACTGACGGCAGATGGAAAAACACATGGACTGGATTATTACAATAGCTATACTTATTTCACGGACCACTGCGTCCATCCTCCATTAATACTCACATATGCCCTTATAAAGACCTTTGATTCACCGACTGCCAGGGCCAGTTGTACACCATAATCAGTACCGATTGTAAGACCGATTGCTAATCCATTTCCATATCCAGTTATGCCCTGGACATATGGGCTATGCGCTGTACTTGTCCCCCAGGTGCCAAATGTAATTGTATTCGTGATGTCGGTCAAAAAATCTAGGTCAGATATTAGACGTGATAAATTTCCCTTATCGTATTTATTAGTATTGAACACACTACGGAAAATGTATAAAACTGAATTTTGCCTGAATAATCATACTAATGGGCGCAATACTAAGAATGATAATTATGGTAAGATACTCTGGACGGGAAGCAGCTTTTTTACCACCCCAGAGGATGTCCCGGATTGTAGCAATTACAGAGTATTGATATTCCATAATAGCATCGGCGCCCATTCGGTATGGCGTGATTCAATCTTGACTTTCACGTATTTGGCTAATAGCGCCCTTTACATAGATACCTTCTCAGTAATCCGGAATGGCAATACGATCCGGCTTACGAATAATACAAGATACTGTGCTGGCACAATCTCAACATCTGACATTCCGATAACTAAAATTATTGGGATTATCTAATGGATATCAGAAGTTAGCGCTTAATCCAGTCTTGTCCAACCTGGGAGCGCACAGACAGCGGTACCATCTACCAGTATATAAATATAGTAATTTCCGTAAGAGTCCGTACCCCATTTTACACTAACAGTATTACTATCGTATTTTCCACCCATATCAGTCTGCTCACGAAATATGGTTGCTTTTTTATCTATCTTAGTATAACACACACTAAATACGAAAATTCAAGGCCCGAAAGGGTCTTTTTATATACATAAAAATACATAAATCAAAGAAAGAAGGTATTATCCATGGAAAAAATTAGAATTGGAAAGGAAAAACGACGGTATGAAATCAGCAGTATCCGGCCAGAATCGGCCAACGTCCTGGAAATCGTCTTTACCGACGCAATCCCGGCCATATGGGGGGATATCACCATTTACACCGAGGATGGCACGGAGGCAACCACCCTGACTGGATACGAGACGGTGTACAAGCAGGATGGACAAACGGTGGAGCTGTCCAATGACGGCAGTGTTTACACACCTCCGGCCCCTCCAGAGCCAGCGGAACCACCGGAACCTTACGTCCCCACGCTGGAAGAAGTGCGCGCCGGTAAGAAGGCCGAAGTATCCGCGGCCTGTGAGCAGATTATCTATGCCGGAATTAATGTCACACTGTCTGATGGGACCACAGAACATTACAGCCTGACGGAGCACGACCAGCTGAATTTATTTGGCAAGCTGAGTCAGATAAGTGTCGGTGCAGCACGGTTGGAGTACCACGCCGATGGGCAGTCATGTCGGTATTACACGGCAGTAGACATGCAGGCTATCATACAGGCGGCCATGTGGCATGTGTCCTATCATACCACGTACTGTAATGCTCTTAACATGTGGATTGCCGGTTGCCAGAGCACAGAGGAGGTCCAGGAAATATTTTATGGTGCGGACGTGCCAAAACAGTACAGGACTGAGGTCCTTAATGCGTATCTTACCCAGATAGCAGCCGAGATGGTGGTGGATAATGGTACGCCGACGAGTTAATAAGTATGCCACACTGTGGAGCATGGGAGGACTGCTGTACATAGCCTTAGAGTTACTGTGGCGCGGGTATAGTCATTGGACAATGTTTATACTGGGCGGCCTGTGTTTTATCGGTCTGGGCCTGATTAACGAGGTACTCCCCTGGGATATGCCACTATGGCAGCAGATACTTCTGGGGGCTGCCCTGATTACATTGTTGGAGTTTCTGACCGGTTGTGTGGTCAACCTGTGGTTGGGCTGGGGCATATGGGATTACAGTAATATGTGGGGTAATATTCTGGGACAGATATGCCCGCAGTATTTTGTGCTATGGATACCGGTAAGTTTGGTTGGAATTGCACTGGATGATTGTCTTAGATACAAAAAATGGGGGGAAGAACGGCCACATTACAATATAGGATTTACGCGAAAATCACTGCGAATAGTGTGGCTACCAATATAAAATAGAGGTGAGGTAAATGAAAATGAAATTTTTAGACAAATGTAATACTGTTTATGGAGCAGTTGTAACAATTCTTGTAACTATCCTGGGGCCGTACTGGTACATATTTGCGGGGTACCTGCTCTGCAATGTTCTGGACTGGCTGACCGGCTGGTATAAGGCCAGGAAGCTGGGACGGGAATCAAGTAAGACGGGGCTTAAAGGGATACTGAAAAAGCTGGGCTACTGGGTGATTATCCTGGTGGCTTTTTTGATGCCGAAATTATTCATCAGTCTGGGGCATGACGTCCTGAAAATCAATCTGGATTTTCTGCTTTTGCTGGGGTGGTTCACGTTGGCCTGCCTGCTGGTGAACGAAATTCGCAGTATTCTGGAGAATCTGGTGGAATGCGGTTACGATGTGCCGGCCTTTTTAATCAAAGGACTGGCAGTAACGGAGAAACTGATAAATACAGAAACAGAAAACGTCAAATAGAAGGGAGACAAGACCATGGCAAAATTAACGGGAAAACATGCGGCAAAGATTCCGGGGAATGGAGGATATCTGGCAGAGGGACCGGACCTTCAGGAAAAACAGCCTACTCCATACCTGTATGATGGACCGACAGACACACCCCATCCTGGCAAGCACCAGAGCGGTGTGGGCGGCCCTGGAGACCGCAATAATAACGGTATAGATGACAAAGAGGAGTAGGTTGCGATATCGCAACAAAATATATGTGGTCCTGGGATGTCCCAGGACCTTTTGAATGGAGGTATAATATGACCGCATTAACAAGGAGACAGGCCGTAATCGACAAATATGCAGAGATTATAGGCCGCAATATATACAGCCAGTCGTTGAGGGACTACTGCTATAAAGCATATAAAGATGGAAATTATTACAGCGATTGCAGCAGTTCTATTTGTTATGCCTACAAAGAGGCAGGACAGGGATTTGGTATTACCAATACCGCAGGAATGTACAACTCCCCTAAACTGACCACTGTGGATGCAGGCATAGCCCAGGGAATCCCTGATATTTCCCGGATTCGGCCTGGGGACATGCTGCTTTTTGCCGGAACGGATGCAAGCCGGCCGAAACGGATTGGCCATGTTGAGATGTACTGTGGTAATGGTATTATCTGTGGCCACGGTTCCGGCAGGCCATCGTATAAGGACTTGACCGCATACTGCAGGAGCCGGTACAATTCCTGGGCCTCAGGTGGGTGGCGCAAGGGCCTGATATGTGTGCGCAGATGCATACAGGATGATATAGCGCAGGAGCCGGAGCAACCAAAGAAATCCGGCTGGGAGCAGAGGCCCGATGGGGCCTGGAGCTTTTACCTGGGCAACACCGGGAATCCAGTTAAGAATAGCTGGTACCTGGATGAGGACGGGAAGTGGTATTGGTTCGACGGTGCCGGCACTATGGTATCCAACACATGGTATCGGTATAAAGGTGACTGGTATTATCTAGGGGCGGATGGAGCTATGGTCAGGGGCCTGCAGGCCAGCGGGGGGAAGTGGTATTTCCTGGACCAGGACGGCAAACTGACCATGGAGCCGGTAACACTTACGCCAGACCAGGATGGAGCACTACAATGGCCAGCATTAGCTGACTAACATTTATCAAAACGAAAAGACATCGCTTTCTCATTTGCTGTGAGGGCGATGTCTTTAACCAAATTTGTATTTCTCCCTAGCACTGTCCGGCCGGGCGTTTCCCAGCCTATTCCCGGACCGGGTCCGGGAGGCTAAATTAGTTCCCAGCAAGCCCAGTAATCATATTCCTCGCCGTCCACTGTTATAATGTTGTTTTTGAAAAAATCTTGGAGCCATGCATCGTAGGCTTCTGGGCTGTCACACTCAAAGTTTTTCTTTTTCAGCCATTTCGTCAACGTGGAAACATTTGAAAACGATAATTCTATGCACATGCAAGTCTCTCTTTCTGCCCTCGTAACCTCCGGGGCGGGTATAATAATCGCGCTAAGATGTTAACGTAACCATGGTATCTACCTTTCCGGGACATCTGTAGGATTTAATATCTGGGTAGTCAAGATATTTTCTGTAACCAAGATTATATAGCTTCGTTTCTACCAATTCCACCTCTTTGTTTGAATCAACTTCTACAATATCAATTATGGACCCATGTATGATTTTCATATTCTTCTCAGCTTTCTCCCCTGGAAACCGCCAGGGGCCGGATGTGTCTTATTTTACGTTTTCAATAACGTATTTAGCACTGGTTAATAATTCAAATTGCTTTAAAAGGTTATTCATCCCATTGTGGTATTCCTCTATTGTCATCTTGCCCGAATGAATCATATTCTGACAAATGGAATCTGTTTTATCAATTTTTTTGTTTATAATAGATACTGCATAGGCTATCTGCTTTTCTGTTCCCTCTAAATTTAATTCACACTTAAATACTACTAATGGCCTCATTGAACTTCTCATTGTTATAGTGGTTTTCATATCGTTACCTCCTGATTTTTGTTTGCCGTTCTCTTATCTTATGATTATATTATACACTGAAATAGTGTATAAGTCAATAGCAAAATACATTTTTTTAGTGTATATTTTTGTTGCATTTATTTAAACCTATGATATAATGCAATTGTAAGGAGGTGCGAAAATGATAAAATATAAAATAGATATACTGGAAGAACTAAAGAAAAAAGGATACAGTACCTATATAATAAGAAAAAATAAATATTTGAGTGAAACTGCATTAACAAATATTCGCGCGGGAAAGCCCCTACCAATTACAGCTCTTGAATCAGTTTGTATAATGCTCAGAAAGCAGCCATCAGACATAATAGAAGTAGAAGCAACCGATGAAGAAAAAATAAAGTATTTTTATGAATAACATTGACATATGCACTAAAATAGTGTATACTAAAGATAGTTAAGGAAGCAACAAAACCTTAATGAATGGCCGGGGCAAGCCGGGGAGAGGAGGAACACATGAACGTGAACATGTCGGAAACAGCAAGATTAATCCTGGGATTAAGGAATGCGGGGTGGGATGAAAAGGATATAAATGATTTTATCTTATACATCGAAACCGGAGAGGAACAGTACAAACCACAGCAAAAAAATAAGCCTACGGAATAGGCTTAAGGGAATGAACCAGGGGAGGGCGGGCTTGCCACCGCTCCCCCGATTCAATACATAGTATAGCAAATAATTAAGGTGATTGCAATAGAGCCAAGAACGGCGGGAGGTAAACAGATGGCAGATAGATATATGCATTATGGAGTAGAGGTTATTAGGCAGTACGTAGGCAGTTTTAGGGATGAGTTAAAAAAGCAAGGGCTTGCTTATGTTGATTTAGCAATTGCTCCCGATATTGATGTGGTAGTATATAATACCATAAAAGGTAAAAGATATGCACTTATCTGTCCACAGAGCTGTCCTGATGACTATTCGGAATTAGTGTATATCACAGAACAGACACCGGATGACTGCAATTGGATGCTCCTGGCTGAGGACATAGAGGCGCAGCACAAAGGTGAGGCCCCAAAACTGCAAAAGACCCGTGTCAAAATGCTTTTGGAGGCGGCAGAAAAAGTTTATTATGCCAATCGACCGGATCCAATCAATTCGTTTAGTGCAGAGGTATCAATGTCAGGAGACGAGATGATACAAGATTTAAAAGTCATTCTGGCTGGCTGGGGCATTGACAGTATGGATTTAGTCAAGATGGATCATTCAGATGTTAATACGGCTTTTTGGAATAAATTAACTGAATAGAAAAATACATCTAAAAATGAAGCGGGTACCGGTTGAACCGGGCCCGCTTCAGACTGTAGACAAAATGGTTCCTGGTGCGATGCACCCGGAACCATTTTGAATTTTATATAGAAATATATTGGTTCGAATATCCAGACAAAAGAAC